TGTCCGGAAGTTTAAAGGATTTCCGGCACTAGGATCAGAACTGGACAATGCCAGCATAACTCCATAAAGATTATCTGACCCGTAGGAGCAAAAATCTGCCACACTTCTTTCAAAGGTTTCACCCAAGAAATAAAACTCTCTACTAGGTCCCCCTATGATTTGGGTATTAAGAAGTTGAGGGTTGGTGTTGAACACTTTTCGAATATACCGGCCGCTCGATGCATCAAAGTTAAAGGTGCTTTCAATGAGAGTACCAGCTGAGCCCGTTCCGGAGATTCTGACTTTGAACTCTTTGTTGCCGGCGATCGCGACGGGTTCTAAGAAGGACGCATTAGAAGCCGTTAGCGCGGAGCCCGACACTCCTCGTCCGGGACCTACCAGGGCAATGTTGGCAGAGCTGCTGAGATACCAAACGGCTGCTAAAGTTCCGGTAATGTGTTGGGCCCCGGTGGGGACCTCTGATGAACTATTAAAAAGGAACAGCCCGTAGGGGCCCGCGGTGGCGGCGGTGGATGGAGCCGGATAGTTCCACCCAGCTTTACCGTGAGCAGTAGCCAGGGGACTCTCGTCACCTAGAAGTCGGACCATTGTTACGGGCCCATCATTTGCCAAATATGCCTGGGCGGCATATGCTGCATATGTGGGAGCAGACTTGTTTCCATCTCTCCAGACATCGCCACCTTGACCACCGGGACTTGGGTCTCCGAAAAGCTCAACGAATTCGTTAAAAGAACTCACCGTTACGGGGCGCATCGCGGGCCCTTTAAGAGTTCGACCAATGATGGCCGGCCCAGGGCGCCTTAAACCAGTGGCAGCGGGAAGCTGGGACTGATCGATTTCATTAATAAAAACACCGGGGGAAACAAATCTAAACTTATCTACAGACATTATTTGGCATCTCCTCTTTCATCAAAAATTAAACAATTAATTTTACACCAATTTCTTAAGTAAATAGTTAAGCGAAGTTGGAAGAGCCCGACTATTCTCTATAAAACCCCTCATCGCTCAAATATTCATTTATATCACCCAATATTACATGCTCACGAGGAATTTTAACTTCCACGGCGTTTTCTCTCACCACCACCTTGGGGCGCTCCTCATTGGAGCCGTCGCCAATCAAATATCCCAACACCTCCATGGTAATAACGGTCTCATACATTCTCTGATTCATCTCTAAAGCATTTGTGTTGGAGTTGTTAACAAAATCTCCCTTGATAAAGGCTTCATATTTGTGCCCATCTCGCTGAAGACGATGTGGCATGCTATTCATACCCCCTTGTCGAATGAGAGGGGTCACTACATCGTTCATTTGCTGTTGATATTCGCTTTTAACGCTTATTTCATAAGTCGCCGTCACCCATACTGGAAGAGGAATCGTAATAGTCTCATAAACCGTTCGCTTGGCGACAATATTGGGAAAAGTATTTTGCCCCGACCCCCTTCCTGTTACGGTTCCATCGACATATTTGCGTCGGGCTAGATTATCTTGAAACTCGGCAGTCTTTTTCTGGTTAATCCTGCGTGCAATAGTGATACTCCCCCCTTTTACATCAGCCTGCGGAGGAACATTAGCATAGGGAATGGCGCGCTTATCTAGATCCTTAGTAACCGACTTGCGCTCAATAGTCATCAGTGGCAGAATAAGAGTTTCTTCTTTGTCCCGTAAATCCTTATTACCCTTGATCTGAAAAGACCGCTCAGCGGAAGCCCAAATGATAGGAATCTTTTTAAAACCACTATTAGAAGTCGTTGCAAGATTCATCCTTTCGTTCATATAATCGTATACCGCATAATCAATAGTCTCCAAGGTGGATGACATAAACTCTATTTCGTGTAAAATAGATTTATCCTTGACTCCTGTATTGGCATACTTGTCAGGATTTTCAATTTGCTCTTGAGTTAATATTGATCTGCTACGTGGCATCGAAGGTCCCCTTTCTGGCTCTCACGCATTCGGCGCTTATTTGGAATTTGTGGTCTACCTGTCCAAAGTAGTATCTGGTATCATCAAACGTACGAACTATTTCATATAGCTTGTCCCCGTACTGTACGAAGTCGCCGGCACGCACATATAGATTTTGATCTGCGGTCAGCCTCTTCCGATGAAAATGAACCGTAAGCTTGCTTTGGTACTCATAGCCGTACTTATCGTTAGTTTGCTCGTTTTCAACCTCAACATAGGCATAGACTCGCACGGGCGGGAGAAATGTTTTATTAATAGCTTCTCCATATAAGTTATGAAAATTGGTTTTTTCCACGTCAATAGGATAATACACCACAGTCTGACCAATAACTCGTTCTGCAAGCTCATCATTGACTTGTTTAACCAGGTCCCGCTCCTTCTTCCCAAAGAACATGGGAGGAGGCGGAGCCGCGGGCTGCGACCATTTATCGTTTGGATTATTAGCCATCTAGCTATCCTACGTAGATGCCCGCGGGTATACGGTTCAAAACTTTTTCAGCATTATCTGACAAAGTAGCATCATTCTCAGCCAACTTCGTATATGTAAGCTCATCAAAGGTAACTTTAAGCTCCTCGCGCAGCGCGTCTTGCTCGGCTTTCGCTTGTCCTAAAAGGTCTGCTGCGTTTAAGGTCACCGATTCCCCTGGAATCGGCACTGTTGCAAACTTGCCGCGTACCTGTCCTAACATTTCTTTTGCTAGCGCCAAAGCAAATCTGCGAATCCACTGTTTGCCAATCGAGTTAATGCTGGTGTATGCCACATTTTGAAACGGCAACGTATTAACATTATTAATACCCACAACAGATTTTGCGGCAGACCCCGACGCCTCCCAGGGCACGTTTTCCACCGTGAAATAAAACCAATATTTTTGAGGACTTGTACCATCTGGCGTAGGGTGAATGCGAATATTATTATCTCTTATTTCATAGGACCAGTGAGACACGCGAACATTTAAAGCGTCTTCATACGCCATTGACTGAAGCTTATTCTGCCAAACCGGTACTATATCAAAGGTAGAATCATCAGCATATTGTCCATAAGTCCGTAAGTTTCCTACCGCACTAAAGCCACCATAATACCCATAAAAACGCCACATAGCGTTGGGGGTTTTATAAAAGACTTTTCTAATAATAATGCGCTTATCACCAACTTTATTAAAATATGGCATTGAGCTGGTTAGTGCCGAAGATGAAATAATATTCTGAAGATCATAATCCGCTTTATTTGTAACCCGCGTAAACGATCCTGAATAAATGGGCTCAATCCCCCCCAGGTTCGTTTCGGTACTGGTTTTGTCTGAGTATCTGCGTACATACCCATAATCATATCGCGGATAGCGCAGTTCTATATTAGAACCCGAGAGAGCTGATCCCCTTTTAATTTGACCATCGGAATTAAAGGAAGCCGTGGTGTGTCCCAAAAAACTAGCTAGGGAGTTTTTTGATTGGTGAATATTCAGAAGATACGAATACTCTAAAACCGCCTCTTCGTAGGCCGCGTATACATTTCCCTCGGTTAATTCAATGTCGAGTACATCTCCGCCTAGTTTTTTATAGGTAAATGCCACCTGATCAGCGGCGCCGGAAAGAAAGTCGGCCGACTGAGCATACATTCCAAACGGAAGCGTAGCCGATACTTTGCTGGTGGATCCTGTTGCCGGTAAAACGTTGGCGTTGGTTGTTGAAGCGGGATTAAGTTTTGGTAGGGCCATATATGTTCCTCGTCTTAACTGGTGGTACTACCCTAAATAGAAAGCCCCGACTCATAGAGCCGGGGCTTTCACATTTATTTGTCCTTTATGGACTAGCCATCTTAGCCGATAGTCATATCAGCGACAACAACTATGCCATACATATCGGGACGCACCATCTTCTTGGCGTACCGAGTCATCACGCCCTTGCGGGGCACGAAGTCTTCGACACCGAAGATAGTAGGTGTGGTCTGCAGCGGCACATAAGGTGCATACACATAACCACTCTCAAGGAAGCTACTACCCTTGCGACCTACGAGCAAAACGCTTCGTAGGAAGTAAGGATCGACATAAATGTCCCACTTCTTGGAGAGACTACCAACCTTCACAGCACCAGCAGTACCACGATCGCTGTCAACAGCGACGTTAGCACGGAAGCCGGCCGTAAACTCAAGGATATTAGCAACTTCAGGTCCGCAGACGACGAAGTTAGCACCACCCCGGAGGGTCTTACGGTGGATCTGAGCAG